AGTCCGGCGTCGATGGCGTGGTGACATCCTCGCCGGGATCGAGCCGCACCACCTGGCCCGGTTCGACCTCCAGATCGTCCTCGGCCGGATCGAGCGCGGTTTCCGGGGCGGGGGAGGTGATGAACATCGCGAACATCGCCGCGGTCTTCTTCCGCTCCAGTTCAGCATCGTCGTAGAGGTCGAGGGTGAACAGCTTCACGACGGCTGCGGCAAAGCGCGACACGCCGCGCAACTGGCCCGCCTCGACGGGATCGAGGATGTGGATCACCTCGGATGCGGGCACGCGGACGGTTTCACCCACCAGCCCCGGGTCGGTCATGTCCCCCGGATGGCGGCGCAGGAAGTGGTAGGCGACGCGGCGGCCGATCCCGTCGAACTCGATCCCCTGTCGAATTGAACCCGCGCCGGGCAGGATGCGCGTCATGTCCTGGGGCAGCATTTCCGAGGGCAGCATCTGCAGCTGCATTGGCACGGTCAGTCCGTCTTCCGGCCGCCGCGTCCGGATGCGCAGGAACACTTCACCCGCCAGAAACACCTCCCGCGCGGCCCGGCGCTGCAGGCCGAAGAAATCGGTCAGGCCCTCGGCATCGGCTTCGTCGGTCCAGGCGAGCCAGAGCTTCTGCAACTCCTCCTTCTTCGTTGCATCGGCGATCTTCGACGAGGGCTTGATCCCGTCACCGACGACATGGTTCGCAAAGGCGTCGACGGCGTTCGCGGCGTAGCCATTGTTCCTGACCAGCCAGCGCGCGCGGGCGGTGATGGTCTCGCCCGAGGCCGCGATCAGCGTGTTCACATGCGCCCGGGTGGCGCGGAAGCCGCGCATGCGGCGGTGGGACTGCGCCGCGTCGAACCCGCCAATGATGCTGCCGAGGCGTGCCCGGAAGGCGTCGAGCACCATGGTCACAGACCCTTCGTCGCGACGGTGCCCCAGCGACGGCGGCGGGGCGTCGCAGAGGCGGTAACGATCCGGCCTTCCAAGTCGCGAATGGCCGCCGCCAGTTCGGCGTCCGAGCCATAGGTCACGGTCTTGCCGTCATAGCTGACGCTGCGCAGCCCGGCGAAGCGGGCTTCCTGCAGCGCGGTCAGCAGGGTCTGCATGCGGTCGAGATCCATCAGTCCCTCATGAAGTTCGGGGTGTAGGCCCGCCGTTTCCGGCGCGGCGTGGTCAGGGTTCCGGCCTTGGGTTGGGCCGGATCGGGTGTTGCAGTGTCGGTAGCGACGGCCACTGGCAGGCGGGTTTCCACGCCAGCTTGCGCCTCGAGCCGCCGCCACGTCGCCTCGTCCCAGCGGTCGGCGCCGAGGATCCATGCCGCAGCGCGTGCGTAGACCCGGCAGTCCAGCGCCTCGTTCCGTTCGCGCATCTTCTGCCATTCCTGATGGGCATAGCCGCGCTTGTTGCGGATCGTGACCAGCTGTTCTGCCACCAGCTGCTTCAACCATTCGGTGTCGGCCCAGCCGGGCAGGTGGATCGTGCCGGGAGCGTCGAGCACTCCGGTGGCGCGGTCCTCATCCGAGGGGCGTTCGATCCGCAGGAACCGGTAGGTCTCCGCCTTGAATGTCGCCGTGGCCACCGACCAGAGCCGCGCGCCGCGGCGCAGGCGCTTCCCGCCGATGGTGGCATCGACATAGGTCGGGCCAGACACGGGGGCGGCGCGGTTGAACCCTTCGAGGCCCTTCAGGGGTGCCACCTGTTCGAAGCCGACCTTGCGCGACCAGGCATAGACCGCCGCGGCCTCGTAGCCTGTGTCGATGCCCAGCCGTGCCACCGTCATGAAGGCGCCGTTGGCATGTTGCCACGACCGGCCGAGCAGCGCAGTCAGCTTGTCCCATGCGGCCGGATCGTCAGGACCGCCCGGAATGACGATGTGATCGACGAGCCAGCTTTCCAAGCCCCGGCCCCAGGCCCAGATGTCGACCTCGATCCGGTCCCTCTGGACGTCTGCGCCCGCGGTCAGGAACAGCGCGGCCATTGGAACCGTGCCCGGCTTCCAGGCTTCGCGCCTATCCGCCAGCCGCTGCCATTCCGGCGCATCGCCGCTCTCGACCCATGTCTCGCCCAAAAGCGTGTTTCGCGCGGCGCGCAGCGTCTCCTCCGACCCCTGGGCCGCCAGCCATTCCCGCGCGACGTCGGACCAGCTTTTCCAGCCCAAGGGCGAATAGAGCGCCGAGAGATGGAAGCCGATGGCCTTCGGATCCCTGGAAACCGCCGTCGCCCGCCATTCCCCCTTGGCCAGCATTTCCGTCTTGTGATGCTCGGCGATCGGCCGTTCGCATACCTCGCAGTGATAGGCGGCAGTTTCCGGCTTCCCCTTTGCCCAGCGCAGCCGATCGAACTGCAGCCACTGCATCGCCCCGCAATGCGGGCAGGGCACGAAGTAGCGCCGCTGGTCCGATGCCTCGAACTCGCGCTCGATCCGGCTCAGCCCCCGGATCGTCGGGGTCGAGACCATGAACACCTTGCGCCGGTGCGAGAAGGTCGTCGTCCGCGCCTCTGCCAGCGTGACCGGATCGCCTTCCTCGTCGGCCGAGGCGGGATAGGCGTCAACCTCGTCGAGGAAGACATAGCGCGCAGGCATCGACCGCAGGCCAGTGGCGCTGTTCGCGCCGGTCAGCACCAGAATGCCGCCGGGAAACTCCTTCGACAGCATCGAATTCCCGGCATCCCGCGACCGGGCCGGGTTCACCCGTTCGCGGAGCGCCGGGCTGTCCGCGATCAGAGGGTCCAAACGCCCCCGTGAGGTGCGCTTGGCCAGTTCTAGGCTCGGCAGCACCGCCAGCATCGGACCCGGCGCGTGGTGGATGACGAAACCGATCCAGTTGTTCCCGGCCTCGGTCGCGCCCACCTGCGCGGCCTTCATGAAGGTGATGCGCTGCGCCGGATGGCTCGGCGACAGCGCATCCATGATCTCGCGCAGATAGGGCGCGCGGGCGGTGCGGTATCGCCCCGGCTCGGCCGCGCCCCGCGACGAGAGCCAGCGATGCTGATCCGCCCATTCCGACACCGTCAGGTTCGGGTCGGGGCGCAGGCCCTGACGCCAGACCCGGAGCAGGTCCTCGGCGCCGTCGAAACCGAGGTCGAGGTCAGCCGTCAGATCGTTGTCGGCAAGGTCATCGTTACCCCAGGGAAACCCTAAGGTCGGCGAGGGCGTCGAGCTGTTCGCGGACATGGGCTTCCAGCACCCTCTGCATGATCGCGGTCTCGATCGTCACCGATGCCCCGGATTGCCGTTCCACCTCCGCCATGATCTGTGCCGCCATAAGTGCGGCCACCCGTCCGGGCCAAGTCACCCAGACATCCCGTTCCTGCCGTGCCAGGCGAAACACCAGCGTTTCCGCCCGCGCACGGTCGACCAACGCGCCCTTCTTCTTCTGGACCGCCAGCTGGCGCTCCTGCGCCGCGTAAACTGTGAGCGCCGTGCGGGCCTTGATGTAGGACGTCGTATCGCCGGGGCCGCTGGCAAGCCCATCCCCACCAAGTGACCGCCGCTGCTGGTCGGGGTCCGTCATCTCGGCCCGCCGCACATCCGAGGCCGCGGCATTGATCGACCCGTCGTCATGGACCACCAGCCGCCCGTTCTTCCGAGCCTTCTGGACCCCGCCGCGCGACAGTCCGGAATGGGCCGCGTACTCGCGTTCGCTCATGCCTTTCATGGCGCCGTGAAGCCCGTCAAGATATTGAAAATAAACAGGAAAAGACAATGATTACCGTTGATTGTCTTCCCCTCCGGAGCGATTCTGCGATCAGGAACTCACCCCTGGATCGGAGACCAGACCATGACCCAAACCGCCAAACCCGCCCCCATCGCGCCCGAGGCGCTGATGCTCGACATCGCCAAGCGCCACTTCCTCGTCGAGACGCTGGACACCCGGAACAGCGATGGGCTGGATTTCCACGACATCGCCGTCTGGTCGATCCGTGCCGCCCTGATTGAGGCCTATGCCGCGGGCCTCGCCGCGGCCCGCCGCTGAGGGGGCCAGTGACATGTCCATGGCCATCACCACCATCCGCATCGACTATTCCACCCTCCCCGAGGGGTTCGATCTGAGCCGCCCGGACGCCATTGCCGAGGTCATCGAGCAGGCGCTGCGCGAGAGCGGGATCCCGGCCGAGGCCTCCGACGTCCTGTCGCACCTGAAGATCGAACTGCCGACCACCCAGCTGGGTGCCGCCAGCCGCATGTTGGCCGAGATGCGGCTGATCTGACCGGAGCGATCAGAAAGCACTGATACTGCTCCGATCTGCCTACGATCATTCGCCCGACAGAGCGATGGTGTTGGCACCGGAACGATGCAACTCACCGAAGGACGACCCGCCATGACCACCCGCCGCGCCGCCTCGAACGACAAGGCCCTCGACGCCTTCATCGCCGCCAAGGCCGAGATCGACGTGATGCTGGAGCGCCTGAAAGCTCTCAGCGACGACCATTTCGAGACCCACCCCGACGAGATCCATTGGGGCCATGTCGGGACGCTGAAGCACTACGCGGGCCTGCTGCGCCAGATCACCGACAGCGCCTTCAAGGAAGGCGAACACGCCGCCTGACGCGCCCACCCGGCGCAACGGCCGCCCCGTCCGAGGACGGGGCTTGCCTCCGTAGAAGGCGCGCACACCGCGCGCCCACAGCCACGGAGGCCCCGATGACCACCCCGTCCGACACTCAATCCCTGATCCTGTCCCGCGCCGCGACCCGGCCCGGCAACCTCGCCCTGCCGCTGCCCGAAGGGCTGGTCGGCGCCGCCGCCAAGATGGTCGTCGGCAAGATGATCGCCCGCGGCTGGCTCGAAGAGGTCGAGGCGAACCTGCGCCGCAATGAGCCGATGTGGCGCGAGACCGGCGACGGCCACGGCACCACGCTGATCGCGACCGAGGCCGGGCTGGAGGCCATCGGGATCGAGCCGATCGTAGCCAGCGCTGTCGTCAGTGCGCGGAGGGTGAAGCCGAAACCAGTGCAAGCGTCCGAAGACAACGGCACCGCGAAACCCGTCGCCATCCGCCCCGGCACGAAGCAGGCGCAGATTATTGCCATGCTCCAGCGCCCCGAGGGGGCGACGGTCGCGGAGATGGTCGATGCCTCCGGATGGTTGGCCCATACCGTCCGCGGCTGCATCTCGGGGGCCCTCAAAAAGAAGCTGGGCCTGCCCATCAAGGCCGAGAAGGTCGAGTGCAGGGGGACGGTCTACAAGCTGCCCGCCTGATCGTACCCTGCCAGCCGCGTTACCCCGCCGCCCCGCCCGGGCGGCGGCGGTACTTTATTGCCACGACAGAAGATCGCGGGCCGCGGCCTGAAGGATGTCCTGCGCCATCCGTGGCTCGCAGGTGTAGATCCCGCCCGGTTCCGGCTCGCCCACATTGTCCTCGAACCACGCGCGGCCCTCGTCCGAGATCGGACGCAGGACGACGATGGTCCCGTGATCGTTGATTTCGATGTGTTGCCAGCCTTCGGACATGGAACAAGGCTACCAGTGCCGGGCCCAGCGCGCCAGTGATCCGGTCAGTCCCGCCGCAAGCGTTCGAACAGCCTTCGCAGCACATATCCCCGGACCAGCGATACGCCGGTGAACGCGAGGCCGATGGCCAGCTGATCGCCCAGCGCGATGTGGATGCCGAAGACCGGAAACACCACGATCTGCATGCCGACCGCGAGGGCATAGCCGACGATCACGTTGGTTGCGGCCTCGGCCAGAGACATGCGGCGGGACTGGGTCATGCGCCCTTTCTCGCACAGCGCGCAGGCTTAGTCGCCGCCTCCGCTTCCTTGACCCAGCTGGCTGTCCGCCCTGTCGCAAGTTCCCATCGCCGCACCGCGACGTCACAATAGACCGGGTCCAGTTCCACCGCGAAGCAGCGCCGTCCGGTGCGTTCAGTCGCGATCAGTTGGGTGCCGGAGCCGCAGAAGGGTTCGAAAACCAGATCGCCGGGATCGGTGAAGGCTTCCAGCACAGCCTCGACCAGCGCCACCGGGAAGACGGCCGGGTGCGATCCGGCGGCACCCAGCCCGCCCTTGTGGCGCATGATGCGGAAGACGCTGTCGGGGATGCGGTGGCTCTGGATCGCGTTGCCGTAGCCGGTCTTGCGGTGGACCGTGCCGTCGGCGCCGCGGAGGCCACCGCCGCCGAGGGTTTCGCCTGCGTGCTTGCTTTCCACGGTCTTGTTCGGCTTACGGGGCTGGCGGTTGAAGTGGAAGATGAACTCATGGGAAGGTGCCAGGCGGCCGTTCCAGTCGCCGGGCAGGCCGGGCCCCTGGTCCCAGACATACCAGCCGAAGCGGCGCCAGCCTTGCGCGCGCATCCAGTCGAGCCAGCCGTCCCAATACGGGATCCATTCGCCATCGCGATGGACGAGGCCGAGGTTCACCAGCAGCTGGGCATCGACGGTGACCGGCGCTGCGGAGAAGACGCCCTGCATCAGCGCATCCCAATCGCCGACCTTTTCCTTCGCCGCGCCATAGTCGCGCTGCTGCGCGTAGGGCGGCGAGGTGAACAGGAGCGAGGCCTGCGCCCTTTCCATCAGACGCGCCACCACGGCCGGGTCGGTTGCATCGCCGCAGATCAGGCGATGATCGCCCAGCGCCCAGATGTCGCCGGGGCGGGTGATCGGCTCGGTCGGGGCCTCGGGGATGGAGTCGGCGGTGTCATCGTCAATCGGTGCGCGGTCGTCTGCATCGTGCAGCAGCGCGTCCAGTTCATCCTCGGGGATCCCGATCAGCCCGAGGTCGAAGTCCTCGGCCAGGAGCCCGCGCAGTTCCTCGAGCAGCAGCGCCTCATCCCACCCGCCCAGTTCGGTCAGCTTGTTGTCGGCGATCCGATAGGCCCGGCGCTGCGCCTCGGTCAGATGGCCGAGCACGATCACCGGGGCCTCTGCCAACCCCAGCTGGGCTGCGGCGAGGACCCGGCCATGGCCAGCGATCAGCTCGCCATCGGCGGCAACCAGGCAGGGGACGGTCCAGCCGAATTCGGCCATGCTAGCGGCGATCTTCGCCACCTGATCGGCGTCGTGGGTCTTGGCATTCCGGGCGTACGGCCGGAGCCGGGCAAGTGGCCAATGCTCGATCCGGCCGGGCAGGAGGGGCGCGGTCATGCTGCGCTCCGCTTTGCCTTGAGGGCGTTGAAAGTTTCACCGGTCTCCGCCAGCAGCGCCTCTTGGCCGGTGAAGGACTGCCAGCGCTCGATGGCCACATCGACATAGGCTGGGTTCAGTTCCACGCCGAAGCAGACCCGGCCTGTGGTCTCGGCCGCGATGAGCGTGGTGCCGGAACCCATGAAGGGCTCGTAGACCGCCTGGCCGGGGCTGGAGTTATTCAGGATCGGCCGCCGCAGGCACTCGACCGGCTTCTGCGTGCCGTGCACCGTGTCGGCATCCTGATCCCGGTTGGCGATCTGCCACAGCGTCGTCTGCTTGCGGTCCCCCGCCCAATGCCCCTTGCCCTTGGCACGCACCGCATACCAGCAGGGTTCGTGCTGCCAGTGGTAATCGCCGCGGCTGAGGACCAGCCGGTCCTTCGCCCATATGATCTGCGACCGGATGGCGAAACCCGCGGCGGTCAGGCTGTCGGCCACGGTCGCCGCATGCAGCGCGCCGTGCCAGACATAGGCGACGTCGCCGGGAAACAGCGCCCATGCCTCGCGCCAATCAGCGCGGTCGTCGTTCAGCACCTTGCCGGTGCGCCTGGTCTTCGCGGCCCCGGCCTGGTTGCGCCAAGAGGGATCATACTCCACGCCATAGGGCGGGTCGGTGACCATCAGCAGGGGCCGCACATCACCGAGCAGCCGCCCCACGACATCGGCCGCGGTGCTGTCGCCGCAGATCAGCCGGTGCGCGCCCAGCTGCCAGAGGTCGCCGGGCACCGACACCGGCGTGACCGGAAGCACCGGAACATCGTCCTCGCCCTCGACCGGACCATCGCCGCCCAGCGCCTCGGGATCCCGCAGCAAGGCATCGAGGTCATCGTCGCTGATGCCCAAGAGCGTCAGGTCGAAATCCTCGGCCAGTAGCCCCGCGATCTCGTCGCGGAGCATGGCCTCGTCCCATTCGCCCAGTTCCGTCAGCTTGTTGTCGGCGATCCGGTAGGCGCGGCGTTCCGCCTCGTCGAGATGGCTGAGCCGGATCACCGGCACCTCGGTCAGGCCGAGCATCGTCGCCGCCAGCACCCTGCC